CTCAAGAGACTCCATCTTGAGACAGGATACGGTTCGGGTATTATACCCAAAATTTCAGAGAGGTCGCAGCTCTGGACTAAGCGCTTGCGCTTAGGGCTACAAGCGGGGCGGTGTGCAGCACACACCGGGCAACACCATGTTGCGCGTGCCGGAAACGGTGCGGACGTTGACGATCGCAGAGGTCGATCCCAAGTTCAAGTGGCATATGTCCACTCGTCCCGGTGACTGGCGTGTCACGGTGTACGAGAATTGCACTGACTTGGGGAACTGGTTCATCTGGGGTTCGGAGGTGAAGAGCCTTGAGGTCAACTACACCGAGAACGAGTTCTCCACCCTCGCGCAGCGCGTGCGGGCCGGGATCTCACAGGGCATGAAGCAGGAGGCGATGATGTCGGGGCTTGTGAGCTCCGCGGTGAAGCTGTGGCCGACCGGGTCCTTCGACCATGTGGTCATGTCTCAGTACGCCATCTGGGTACTGATTCGTTACTACAAGCACGACGTGACCAGCTACAGCCTCTTCGACGTGCCTCTGCCCCCGATCCCGAAAGGGATCGTGAGCGCCGCTTTCGGGGCGGCGACGGTGTTTTTGACCAAGAAGGCTTTGGCTTTGCATCCGGTTGGGTTGGGACTGCTTGCGATTCCGGCGATCATCTACTACATGTGGAGGCGCCGCCAGAAATCGCCCACACTCCAGCGGTTGCGGAGAGGCCATCCGGCGACGAACGAGGTTGACGACAAAGATGACCAGAAAGGAGGTCTGCTGCCAGACGGGGGTTTTCCCCCGCCGCCGGGGTTGGACGCCCCGGGGGGTGCTGGTGGGCCGGCTGCTTCGGGTGGTGCGCCCATCGCAGCACCGGCACACCCTTTTGCACTTCTGGACGTGCGTGAGGCGGAGACACTCATGAAGAGCGACGGCCATGTCGCTGTCACCGACAACAACCTCTGCGCCATCGTGGGGCAGAATTTCGAAGCAGAAGACGGTGACTGGCAGTCCGCGACGGTGATGGGGGCTTTGATCGGGCCGACCCAGCGCCCCCCGGTTGTGTACGCGAACACGTCGGGGAACGTCCAAGCGGCGATCACGGAGAGGATCGACAAGAAGCAAAGGCCGACCGCTTTCACAGCGGAAGACAAGAGGAGGATCGGGAAGTTCGTCTCGGCTGCGCTCGGGAAGGGCCGCGGGTCGCAGCATCGCGGGGTCTTCATTGCGAGCAGAATCCATCAATGGGCGATGGACCACGACCTTGCCAGCTGCAAGTCG